GTACCAATAATAGCAGGAGTAGCGGCACTAGCAAAAGTAGCAGCAAAACCAACAATAAAATTAGCTAAAAAATTAGCTAAAAAATATGACAAGTCTAGTGGTTCGACAAAGACGATAGCTTTAAGTGGTGGCACAGGTGCTGTACTACTTAATCCTCTAGCTAAAAAAAAGAAAGATAATAAAAAAAAGAAACCTAGAGGTGTAGGTTCAAAAGGATATGGTAATTCAGGATTTAAAGGACATTTTTAACAAGGAAGAATAAACTATGGCACAAGGAAACGGAAGACTTCCTCCTTCACAAATCGATTCAGCTATGCCTGGATCCGGAATGGATTTAGAGGGTGGCGAAGATATCGAAGTAGAAACAGTTGAGGAAGAGACTCCTAATTTTGATGAAAGCATGGTTGAGGTTCAAGAAGATGGTTCTGTCAATATAAATTTTGAAGAAGCAGCAGCGGAAGAGTTATCACAAGAATTTGATTTTAATTTATCCGAAAGTATAGATGACGATACGTTAATGGAAATTTCTACAGAGCTGTTAGGTTTATATGAAGAAGATAAAGAAAGCCGCCAAGATTGGGAAAACTCTTATGCAGAGGGACTCAAACTTTTAGGATTAAAATACGAAGAGCGTGATGAACCTTTCCGTGGTTCTAGTGGTGTTACGCATCCTGTTATTGCAGAAGCGGTTACACAATTCCAAGCGCAAGCGTATAAAGAATTATTACCGGCAAGTGGCCCTGTTAAATCTCAAATTATAGGGGCGACAGATACACAAGTAGAAGCGCAAGCGCAACGTGTACAAGATTATATGAATTATCAAATAATGAATGTAATGGAAGAGTACGATCCGGAACTTGATAGATTATTGTTTTATTTACCATTAGCGGGAAGTGCTTTTAAGAAGGTATATTTTGACGACACTTTAGATAGAGCGGTATCTAAGTTTATACCCGCCGATGATTTAGTGGTTCCATACAACGCTACCGATTTACAATCTGCATCACGCGTAACGCATGTTGTGCGGATGTTAGAAAACGAAGTAAAAAAATTACAGGCGGGAGGATTTTATAGAGACATACCCTTGCAGCCGTATGAAGAAGACGATGAGTTAAGGGATAAAGAAAGAGAGATTTCTGGCATATCTAAAACTTCTGTGGACAGTGATTGCACTTTATTGGAGTTTCATACAAATTTAGATCTTGAAGGTTACGAGCACATGGATCCTTTTGCTAATGAACCTACAGGAATTAAACTTCCCTACATTATTACAATAGATTTAGAAAGCGGAAAAGTTTTAGCTATTCGTAGAAACTGGAAAGAGGGCGATGAGCTATATAAAAAACTTCAGTATTTTGCGCATTATAAGTTTTTACCGGGATTAGGTTTTTACGGTTTAGGATTATTACACATGATAGGTGGTTTGGGTCGTTCCGCTACCTCCATTCTTCGTCAGCTCATCGACGCGGGTACATTAGCCAATCTCCCTGCTGGTTTTAAAGCAAGAGGTATTCGGATCCGTGAGCCTGACGAGCCCCTGTCTCCCGGCGAATTCCGTGATATAGATGTTCCTGGTGGAGCCTTAAAAGACAGCATTCTTCCTCTTCCCTATAAAGAGCCAAGTCAAACTTTAATGCAGCTTTTAGGATTTGTGGTTGACGCTGGGAGACGATTTGCAGCCATTACGGATATGCAAGTTGGCGATGGTAATCAATCTGCAGCCGTAGGAACAACGGTAGCCTTATTAGAAAAAGGTTCTAAAGTAATGTCGGCGATTCATAAACGGTTACATTACGCGCAGAAACAAGAGTTTAGAATGTTAGCAAAAGTTTTTGGTGAGTACTTACCACCAATGTATCCATACAATGTTTATGGTGCGGAAGCTTCTATAAAACAAGCGGACTTTGACGATCGTGTCGATGTTGTGCCGGTATCCGACCCAAATATTTTTTCTGTGTCGCAACGTATGGCGTTAGCGCAAACACAATTACAACTTGCTCAGTCTAATCCAGAAATGCATAATATGTACGAAGCGTATAAAAGAATGTATGAAGCGGTAGGTGTACAAAACATAGAAGCTATTCTACCTCCGCCACAACAACCGCAACCTATTGACCCTGCAATAGAAAATGCGCGGGCTTTAATCCAAGAAAACCTACAACCTTTTGAAGAGCAAGATCAGGATGCGCATATTGCAACGCACGTTGCCTTTATGAAATCTCCAGTTGTTGCTTCTACGCCACCAATCTTTGCGTTATTATTAGCGCATGTTTGTGAGCATATAGGTTTAAAAGCAAGAGGAGTTGCTATGATGGAAGCGATGGATATGGCTCGTCAAGCGGAAGCACAAGGAATGCCTCCACCACAATTTGACGGAGAATCAAGAGTAGCGGTTCTTATTTCGCAGTACACAGCAGAAGTCTTGCAATTATTTGCTCCGCCTCCAGAAGGAGAAGTGGATCCATTAGTAACTCTACGTGAGAAAGAATTAGAAATTAAAGCGACAGATATACAACGTAAAGCATTAGAATTTGACGCACGCATGGAATTCGAGCAGAATCGTGAAGAAGGTCGCCAAGAATTAACAGCGGAAAGAATTAATTCTAGTGAGGACATTGCGCAGTTACGTGCAACGGTTGCTAGAGAAAAGATGCGTAAGGACTATAAGGTAGGAAACTAATGGCATTATACCAAGGAAAAACAGTTTCGCTCAATAAGCCTATGAAAGGCGATGTGAAAAAGTTTAAAGTCTTTGTAAAGTGCGACGGAAAAGTAAAGAAAGTTAACTTTGGTGATAAGAATATGACAATTAAGTCACATATTAAAGCCAACAAAAAAAGTTATTGTGCACGAAGCGGNGGTATTAAAGGAGCAAGTGACAGATGTTCTGCTAATTACTGGTCACGTAGACAATGGAAGTGTGGAGACGCGTAATGGCAAATAAAACAGTAGATGCACCCGACGGATTTCATTGGATGAAAGATGGAAAAGGTTACAAACTTATGAAAGGCGATTATGCACCGCACCCAGGAGCGGTTAAAAAAGCGTCTTTTTCCGTGCAAAAACAACATAAAGGCGGAAAGAAAAAAACATGAACAAGCCAACCGTAACCAAAGTAGCGTCTAAACTTGAAACACATGAAGCGGTGTGTGCAGAACGTTGGAAAGAAACTATTATAAGAATAAAACGCTTAGAACATATAATGATAGGCGCAGCGGGAACAATTATTATATTATTATCAACAATGGTATGGAGAACATAATGAAAAGAGATAAAGGACTAGCCGGTCAAATGGCCGAGCAAATGTATATTCCTAAGAATGCTGCTAAGGGTATGTTAGCAAAAGCTAAGAAAATGAATGACCGTGACGGATTTATGGGCGGCGGTTCAGCACATAGCAGCGGAGTACGTCGTTTACAACAATCTAAAATGAATATGGCCGGAGGCGGAACAGCCCGTCGTGCAGGCGTAGCTATTAAAGGTTTTACATTTAAGGGGATATTCTAATGACAATGAAAAACAAAAAAGATGAGCAAGCTGCTCGTGATGCTTTTTATGATCCAAAAGGCGGAACAGATTATTCGGCTACTATGTCTTTTGAGCAGTTTTATAAAAAGATATGGCCAAATTTTGCCCAGGGCGGAGTAAGTTTAGATTTTGAAGAAGGCGAAGTAGCTAGTAGCATGTTCACAGGTGGTGCAGCTATGAGAGGACGTAACTTTAGTGGTAACTATTAACAAAGGAGAAAAATAATGCGCGGAAAAAAATATAATACAGGCGGCGTAGGTCGTGGCAATTATGGTACGCAAACACCCGGAGCGCGTGCTGGAGATGCTATGGAACAAGTAATCAAAGACATGGGAAAAAAAGGTGAAGAAGGACATAGACCTCCTTTATCTCTTAACCAAAAAATAAAAATTAAAGCTTCAACCTTACCTAATAGAAAAAACAATGTGTTTACAGCAGTAGCAACAGGAAAAAAAGTTAAACCAACCTCTTATAATATGGGCGGCACTATGAAGAACTACCAAGACGGCGGCGGTGCAACATCTCCTAATTCTATTTCTAACAGCGATAAAAAGTTTTTAGATAATGTTTTAAAAAAAACAAAAGAAGGAAAATCTATTTCTGACAGCGATAAAAAGTTTTTAAATAATCTTTTTGACACATCTCCTAAAACATTTTCAAGGAATTCTATTTCTAACAGCGATAAAAAGTTTTTAAAAGATGCGC